TCGAAGCGACCCACGGTACGGCACCAAAATATGCCGGCCAGGATAAAGTGAACCCAGGTTCTATCATCCTGTCTGCAGAAATGATGCTCCGTCATATGGAATGGTTCGAAGCCGCAGACCTGATCGTGAAAGGTATGGAAGGCGCGATCAACGCCAAAACCGTAACTTACGATTTCGAACGTCTGATGGAAGGCGCTAAACTGCTGAAATGCTCAGAGTTTGGCGACGCGATTATCGCGAACATGTAATCCACTTGGTGGATTAAACATGAACGGGAGCCACTTGGTTCCCGTTTTTATTATTAGCTTTCTAACGGTTATCAAAATTTTATCAAAATAAGTTATCAAAATAACAAGGTTAAGGATTGATATGTTACGTGCTTTGACGCTTATTAGTGTGGGACTGCTAATTAGTTATGGTTATAGTTATCTTTTAATGAATGATATTTGGCCGTTTACTGGTATGAATTTGGAACAACGAGGTTCTTTTGGCGACTCATGGGGAACATTTACTTCCATCTTTTCGGCATTAGGATTTTGTGGGGTGATATGGACAATCAAATTGCAGTTAGATGCTACTAATAAAATTGAAAACGACTCAAAATTAAGGGCGGAATCTGAGAAGCTCAGAGATTTTGAAAACTCATTTTTTAATATGTTATCTATCTTGCAAACGATTATAAATGATATGAAAGTCCCTGCTGGGAAGCAAACAAAAGAGCGTGAGGGGAGATCAGTATTCACTTATCATTATAGAAGATTTAAATCTCATTGTGAATTAACCTATAATATAAATACAACATCTGATTTAAACCATTCAAAGTTTGTGTTAGAAAATGAGCGGTTTTTTTATTCTGAAAAATTCTGGGAATACTTTAAACACCGCTCTAGTAATTTCTCGCATTATTATAGGTATATATATAATCTTTATAAATTCATTCATGAATCATCGATTAAAGATTCCGACAAGAAAAAATATGCAAATATTTTGCGCGCGCAAATATCAAATTATGAACTTATGATATTATATTACAATGGCATTTCTAAGCACGGTTCCAAGTTCAAAATTTACATTGAGGAATACTCTCTTTTTGATAATTTACCTGTGGACCGACTTGTAAGTGATGTCCATGTTTTATTTTACGACATTAAGGCTTGGGGGGAGAACGTTGATGCGCTGGCATTGTTCACTAAATGCAAGTTAAAAAATATTATCTAGATAGTGGGCATTTCAAAATGCCCTTAGTCATAATCCTACAAAAGTCCATGCCTTACCTCGGTCATCATGATAGCGAGCTGTCTGATTAGGCGATTTATGCCCCAGAAGTTTTTGCGTATCGATGCCCTGAACTTCATAAAGACGTTCCGCTAAAGATCGTTGTTCGTGGAACGTTGCTGGTGTTCCATCCCCCCAATTTATTTCTGCTTGATCACGGGCCTTACTGAAATTCATTGTTATTGTGTTCGACTTCACCTGCGCACCTCGTTCGGCCATTGAGGTCGCCCGGAAGAAATGGATAAGGTATGGACTCACGGCATAGTCACGGCAACGCGCAACTACATCCCTCAAACTCCAGTCAATCGCATTAAGTCTCAGGGATAGAGGGATCGCTAGCTTGCTTCCCGTCTTCTCCTGTACGACATGCAGATGGTCATCCCAAATATCGCTAAACTTCATGTTGGAAATATCCCCGAGCCGCTGACCCGTAACGAGCGCCAATAGCATTGCATTGCCCATGTATTGATGGCGGGCATCTGCGATCGCGAAAATCTTTTGCCATTCGTCGAGGTTTAGACGTTGTCGGCTAATCCGCCGGCGCGGTTGTTTTGTAGCCAGAGCCGGGTTATAACCCGGCGGTACCTCGCCATAATGTTGGGCTTCCTTGAAAACATCGATCAAAACAGAGCGGATTACCTGGGCCATCCTCGGTTGACCTTCTGCAACATAGGACTCCAGTATCTGGGCAACATCCCGAACATCGACGGATGAAATCAATTTCATTCCTACGCTCTCACGAAGTAGGGCTACTGGTTTAGCCTTTTGCTTATGAGTGTTCGGCTTGATATCACCATTCTCCAGTCTTTCATCCTGAATTTTCCAATAACGATCCAGCCATGTATTCGTTGATATCGCTTTTCCTTTGCTGGTGGCGATCTTGTCACTTATTGCCAAAACCTGCCTGGTGCGCTGTTCAGCTAGTCGCGCATTAGCTTCTATTGCTATTGCTGTTGCTTCAGCCTCGTCAGTTCCGAGGCTGTGAAATTTACCAGTAACAGGATGCTTATAGCGCCAGTAGATTTTATTTACCTTACGACTGTAGAGCGGATAAAGGTTAGGTATCTTGACGTTGTTTTTACGTGGTCGGGCAGCCATCAGACAGTATCCTTTGAAGCATAGGCGAATCAGATTTTTTAATTACGGGCTGGGTTAAATTACCTGTAATCTCGGCATCTTCTCTTACCCGCCAATATCTCCCTTCTTTGGTGGCCGGGGGAGTGAACATGCTCTCTTTAGCGTATCGGCGTAAAGTATTCAGACTTGGAGGATTACTCCGGTATTTTTCCGCAGCCCATTCTTCTAAAGTCAGCATTTGAAGCATGTGATTTACCTCATAATGGCCCATATTCGGGCCATATTCTGAAATTAAAAAATCAGTGTTCTGTCAGACGCTGCCAGATTGCTGACACGTATTTGACCTGATGCAGCGCATCCGAAATAGCCTTGTGAGGTTCTCCCTCAAATGGGATCTCATAGCGAGGCTTGCAGCCTACGGCTTTACCCAACTCGACAATGGTTCTTACATCCCGGTTATTCCAGAACTTCCATGGGCAGGGGATCCCCACCCGGTCATAAGATGCTTCAAGCAGGACATTGTCATAGGTGGCACCATTCCCCCATACCTGTACAGAATCAGGGCCGTTAGCCGCATTCTCGGCTATAAACTCATTTAGCTGCAGTAAGGCATCATCGAGCGGAATAGCATCATCCATCACTAACTCAGAACGAGCCTCAGGCGAAGCTTTAAGCCAGAATATTATGGTAGATGCATCCGGTACCCCGCCGCTGGCCATTGAAGATTCCAGGCTAATAACTTTATAAAATTCCGATCCGGTATTACCTGTTGATGGATCAAAGAACACGGCCCCGATAGATACGACTGGTGAATCAGCCTTTTTACCAAACGCTTCAATGTCGACCATAAGGTGTGTATAGAGCATTTCAGGCTCGGCATAATTATGATGACCGGTATCATTATTTATGGCAGCTGTGCTGCTATAAGTTTCAATAGCGCTTGCGCCTGAGATAGTTTCTTCCGCGCCTTTTGATAACGCAGCACCGTTCGAGGTTTCATCATTGCCAGTTTCTTCCATCGGCACATTATCAACGTACTCCGCTGCGGTATCTTGTTGGTCGATTTCAGCGTTGCTGGTGGCCAACCCTTCAATAGAAAAAAGACCATTACCAACTTTTTCGAGAACCGGCAGCGTGCCGCCGTCGACTTGTGCCCCTTCATTCTGGCCGCCAGTTTCAACAGCAGAGTCATTAGTTACCTCGTTTGTCCAGCTCACCTCAGGGTTATGGCGCGCAGCCGCAAGAGTTTCGTCTGATGGAGCAGAATGATCGCTTTCAGTCAGGTTCGCGTTAATGAATCCGCTGAGACGTGCCGGATACAGGTAATGCTCTGGATGAGCGCTGCGGATAAGTGCAAAGATAGCTGCACGCGAGTAATCCAAAACCCCCGGAGTTGCACGAAGAGCTCTAGACCATTCTTTGAATGGACTTTCTTTTTTACTAACGATCTCTTTTGCCCGACGGAAAACACCACCAGGGATATCATAAATGTTGAAATCCATTGGTAACGTGGCCAGCGCAATTTCTAAATCGAGAGTGTCGAGATCATGTTTAAGGTCAGGGTTTCTGTCGGTCTTGTAGCCTCCGCCAGCGTTTGTACCGGTTTCAGTACGCTGTATCTCAGCAATGCGATTGCCTTTGGCCCATTCTTTTACCAGCAGGCCGCGGTCAATGTAATCAGTCGCCGCCCAGATTCTGGTGAATCGGAGAACCAAAGCGAGTTCGTGACGCTTTTCCTGGCTGAACACTTTGCGAATGGCGTCGGTATAGCGCCACAGGTCTTTGGTGTCGTAACACTTAACCTGTTCGCAGTTTTCTGCCGCCAGCAGCAGGTTCTGGACATAGCTATTGTCAGTGTCCATCTCCAGCGCGCTGATACCTTCGTATTCATCGCGTGTAATGTGGTGGCGCAGTTCGTCGGAGGTGAACTGGGCGAGTACCTGCTTACGGAAGGGCATGCGAAAGACTGGATAACGTGTGGTCTCGTCATCATTCTCGTCAATCTGGATACCGTTATCAGGTTCAAGACCCTGATCTGCTATAACACCGGTGTCGCTGGTGCTTTCAGATTTCACATGGGTAAATTTGCCGCTGCGCCAGGCTTCCACTAATTGGTTGCGATCGCTGGCATCTGCTTTAGCCCAGTCAGCCATGAATGCAGCGATATTTTCAGTTTCGTGTGCTTCATCTGGCGCGAATACCAGCTTAATCGCCTGAACAAGTTTCCACTCAGCGTTCAGTCTGAGTTCGGCAACTTCAGGGATGTCGCTCTTCGCCAGCAGCAGGTTCTTAAGATAGGTATTGCCTTCATCCAGTGACATTTCGCTGGCAGCCAGCTGCTGCTCTTTTGTGATGTGTGATTGATACTTGTCGCTGGTCAGGTGAACGGCAAAACGTACTGCTGGAGTGCGGTTTTCAAGCGGGACACTCTCGACGATGGTTTCAACTGTAGTGGTCGCTTCCGGAGCGGCAGTGTTGTTGTCCACGGCTCCAGTAGACTCAGTACCAGCCTTTGGCAGCCAGGTGCGTCCATCGTCCTGGAGTTCGTAGCGTTTGCACCAGGTGTAATCCACTGTGCATTCTTCCGGTAGGTCGTTGTAAACAGGGAAATCGGTACGGACAGGCTTGCTATAATCCTTGCCTCGGCCGGTTTCAATGCCAGCATCTTCCAGCTCAACATCCAGCTGCAAATTGGCTCGTGCTTCTGATTTAGCCGTGAACCAGATAACGGCATCTTCTTTGCCGGATTTCTGCGTTGCCTTGATTAAATGAAAGAATTCCATATCGGGTCCTTAATTTTGGTTGTAAGATACCCGAAGCTAGTGATTGCCGCCTTGGGTAGTGGTCATTGGTCAAAACTCGATTCCGGAAAGCTTTGGTCGGCTGACCGGGTACTTAACCCGCCTTGCGCGGGTTTTGTGCTTCTAGGGGCTGGTAACAGCCATTGGTCATAACTCGATTAAAACTTGAAAGCAGGCTGTTGGTCTCCAGCCGGTTTATATGGGTAACACACTCCTTTAATGTGCTGCTCTTTGGCAGCTGCATCACAGCCAGATTCGGTTTGGTATACACCGAGCATGATGTCTGAGCATTCCCCGGTGAGGGCACAGACGGTTACGATCAGAGCAAATAACTAGCTCATACTTTTAGCTCTGGATTGCCTTTTTGGGCCAGTAAGTAGCAAAGCTTACGAACCAGAACTTCAAACAGATTTAAGCGTACGGCTTGGCAGCCAGCTCTTTTGCGTGCGAAATCGATCATGGTTATCTCCTGTGTGCCTTTAACGCCAGGCTGGCGGAACGGTAAACCTGCTGCGCGATTGTCTTGCCATCTCATCCGGTGTTTCGTATGCCGCCGGCAGCTACTTCGTGGGCGTCCTGCCTCGATGGCTCGTTGCGATAGAGATATTATTATCAATTCAATCGATATGTGTCAAATTAAATCGATAGCTTGGGGCGAGAAAAACCTAGGGTCATTGATGACCCGAGCACAAGAGGGTGAATTAAAAGAAAGGCTATTTGGTTGGCGGGATCAGATTACGTTTCTGCAGATAAGTCTTTGCAAAATTATCGAGCTCTTCAAGTCTAAGGTCTATTATCTTGATAATTCGTTCTTTTTCATCATCTGTTGGCAATTGTTCGAATGCTTCCAGAAGTCTTTCTTGAAGTTCTGTTGACGGCTTAACTTTTGGTTTTGGTGCCCAAGGATCGTGCTCTTCGAGGGTCTCACCATCCTCCATAAAGAACCATGAGAGTGGATACCCAGTCGCAGCGGGAAGAAGATTCAGTATTTCAGATCTGGGTAAAATGTCAGAATTGCACCAGCCATTAACAGATTGAGCCTTGACTCCCAGTCTGCGTGCCAGCTCAGATTGTGATATTTCGAGATCTTTTAACGCCTTTTGCAATCTCTTACCGAAGTTCATCTCTTCATCCAATTCATCTAGTTATTAGCAATTATACAGATTTTTTCTGTAGCTCTTACTATCGAAATAATTTGACGATATCGATTTAATTTGTTTTATTGTCACTCATCGTTAACTACTGAGAACAACTGATGAAGACATCAATTCAAAAAAAGCTCTTATCGATTTGCAGTCAGGCTGAGCTAGGACGCCGGATGAAAAGGAGAGCCCAAACTGTAAATGGCTGGTTTAAAAACAAAATTCCCGGAGAGCTGGTGCTCAAAGTGAGTAAGGCCGTCGATTGGCAAGTTACTCCTAATGAATTACGTCCTGATCTTTATCCCAATCCAAAAGATGGTTTACCTCAGAAGGAGGCTTAATCATGCAGTCAGCTACATATCAACATCATAACCAACGCCTGGCCGGACCGCTGAAAACTCAAAATCAATTTATGGCGCATCGGCGAGATAGCTTTAAGCACCGTTCAATACAGGTTGCAGTTCGGGAGTGGGAATCCACTTTGCCCGGCCAGGCGCAGGAAAAAATCGCTCAGCTGGTGGCTGAGCAGTGGGCAAAGGAAGGTGGACGCGGCATCGCGGTCAATAAGCAGAATTTATTCCGCTATCTAAAAAATGAAGGAGGGTCGGAGAAATATACTGCTTACGTTATGCAGTTGTCGCGCGCAATCCTCGCAGCTATGCCTATCGAGATAGCCAGAAAGCATGGACTCAGTAACGCCAGAACGGAAGCCGAGCTGGTGGCGAGTTCAATCAAAGAATGCAGTGAGGCGCATCAAGCTAAGTTGCTGGGCGCCCCCCTTCAAAAGCTTGAAAAAGAAATTCGTGAAGCGGCAATCGCTTTATTCAACATGTTACCTGCTGACGCGGCGGGACCACTACTGGCGAGCATCAGCGCCGTAGCGCCGCAATTTTTTTAATCGAGTTTTGAGCAATAACCATTACGTACCGGGAAACCGGACAAGGGAGTAACCATGGCAGCTCTGCCTTACATGCAACTTTACATTGCTGATTACCTGGCGGACACCATGCATCTGTCTACAGAAGAGCATGGCGCATACCTGCTGCTGATGTTCAATTATTGGCAAACAGGTCGCCCGATCCCCAAAAATCGCCTCTCGAAAATAGCACGGCTAAGCAACGACCGTTGGGATGCCGTTGAGCCATCGTTGAAAGAGTTTTTTAACGACACTGGCACCGAATGGGTGCAGGAGAGAATTGAGCGGGATCTGGAGGCTGTGAAAAATTCAATCAGTCAAAAGTCGGCCGCAGGTAAAGCGTCCGCCCAGGCGAGAAAGGCCAAAAAAGGAGCAAACACCCAACAAAACAGTAACGAGCGTTCAACGGGTGTTAATGCTCCGTTTGAACAGAGCAGCAACGGCAACTCAACTAATAAAGATACAGATACAGATACAGATACAGATACAGATCTAAAAGAGAAACAAGAGAGAGAGTTAAGCGCGCAAGAATCATTTTTGCCACCAATCGGCAAATTCCCGATTACCGATGACTGGATGCCGAGTGATGACTTTGTCGGGCAAGCCGCACAGTGGGGAATTAATCTCGGTGACCGCCCTGGTTATACCCCAGTGGAACTTCAGCAGTTCCGCGATTACTGGAAGTGCGAAGGGAAGGTAAAACACCACCTGCAGTGGGAACAGACTTTCGCCTCGAGCCTGAAAACATCCCGAGCCAAAACCTCAACCTCTGGGGCATCTTCTCGCCGTCAGGCAGGCTTTGGCATTTCACAACCAGACACTGAGATCCCACCGGGATTCAGGGGGTAACTATGAAATCGACGCACGATTTGCTTGGTCGTCTCCGCAATATCATGCCTGCAGGTGTCCAGCCGAAGTTTACCAGCAGTCAGGAATTGATGGCCTGGCAGCAGGAAGAAGGCCGAAAGCGTGCTGTAGAGCTGGAAAAACTAAATCAGCGGGCGCGAGCGGAGAAGATATTTGGGCGTTCAGGGATATGCGATCTGCATAAGGGGTGCACTTTCTCGAATTATCAGGTGAGCAACGACGGGCAAAAGCATGCTCTCACCATGGCAAAGAGCTATGCCCATAACTTCGGTTCTGGTTTCACTAGTTTCATTTTCAGCGGGAGCTGCGGGACCGGGAAAAATCATCTTGCTGCAGCAATCGGTAATTACCTGTTGCAACATGATCACTCCGTTCTGGTGGTTACAGTACCTGATCTGATGTTGCGCGCTCGTAAGTGCTATGACGAGGGGCAATCAGAGTCCGCGCTGCTGGATGACCTTTGCAAAGTGGATTTACTGGTTCTTGATGAAGTCGGCGTCCAAAGAGAAACGCGAAACGAATGGGTTCTACTCAATCAAATTATTGATCGTCGTATGGCGGCGATGAAACCAGTGGGCGTCCTGACTAACCTGAATTTTGATGAATTATCGAAGACTCTTGGTGAGCGGGTAATGGACCGCTTAACCATTGATAACGGTATCTGGGTGAACTTTGCCTGGGGAAGTTATCGCAAAAACGTGACCCATTTACGGGTTGTTAAGTAATCAAATCGAGTATTGACCAATGACCAAAACATTAACCCAAAAAGAGCAGGTGGCGGTGTTTGTGCGCTACCAACCGAACTGCGCCGTTGGCGATGTATCCGAAGCGCTGGATATGGCAGGCGGGACAGCGGGCAGACTTCTGCGCGAGCTGAGTGACGAAGGCGTGATTATTCGCTTACGTGACAGTGTTCAGTACACATACCGGGCGGTACCGCACGCAGATATTCCAGACGTAATCCTCCCGTGCATGGTTGAAAAAAGTGATCCGGTCAGGATGCAAGCTGCCGAGCAGAAAGCGAAGGAGCTAGAGGAGAGGGGGCTTTGGCGAAGAGCAGCAGCAGTATATTCGGACATGTTTGGTATCGCCGGTAGTGCTGTTGAAGTAGCCCGTATTGCCAAGCGCCGCAAAGACTGTCTGCGCCAGGCGGGAAGGGTATGACTATGGCCAGCAATAACCTCTGGACAATCATTCGCGCCATTCAGCACGGTGGCGAGATCACCCCGCGGCAAGTTCGCCAGTTACTGGGCTGCGACAGCAAAAAGGCCTGTCGCCTGCTGGAGCATCTCGTTTCTGCTGGCGCCGTGAAGAACATCGGTCAGCGACACCACCCTATGTACATGATGCAGCCAGGCGGGGAAACATGCATTAAGCCATTACCGGTGGTTCGCAAGAAGTCAGGTATCACCGAAGTTTGCCGCCAGAACTGGCAAGGCTATATGATTCACAAAATTTTCGGGGGCGCGCGAGTATGAACGATAAACGCGCGTTAAGGGAAGCGGCAGCTAACACAAAAATTGCCGGAGATGCGAGGATGGCACGAAACTAAATTGGTGATATAAAAGACTGTGACATGTCACGGAGAAAGTTATGAAAATAAACCATCAATACCTCAAGGATTTACTAATAGCTTTCGAGGAAACTCAAGGCCCTGACACAATGCTAAGTGAGCTTGGTGAATCAGGGTTTCACCAAGACGACTCGGATTTTATTTTCCATATGCGTTTGCTTTATGACAATGGGCTGATTGTTAGGACTGATGGGAAATCTGGGTTTGGGCACGAGATGTCCAGAGCTTTGGGAGAAGGGGTTAGCTATTACTGGCTTGATACTCCGCTCAGGCTGACGGCAAGAGGGCATGATTTTATCGCTGACTTGCGTCAGAAAGAGGTATGGCAAACCATAAAAACAAATTTTAAAGATGAAGGAATAAGCACACTAATGGGCCTATCAAAATCACTGGCGATGGGTTTTGCCAAGAAGAAAGTTAAAGACCTGACTGGCCTGGACATTGAGTGAAGAAATCCTCGTAACCTCAAAAATTTGATATATCCCTAAGCCCGCTGCGTGCGGGCGTTTTCTCGCCAATGGTAAAAAATACTCTAAGAAACATAGCAGTAGCCTTAGCAAAAAGTGCTCTTAAAGGATTGATCATTTTCTCAGATGAGTATACTGTTTATTTGTACAGTACATCTTCGAAAGGGAATTTATGAAAATCGAAGTCACCAACGACCGTACCAAAAAGCTACCCGACGGTGCTATTCCGGCACTTGAGAAGGAGCTTCTGAAGCGAATCACACAGAGCTACACCGACTCCAAACTGGTCGTTCGCCGGGCCGGTTCTGACGGGTTAAACATTGTTGGCGGAGAAAATACGGACAAAAAGCGTTTTGAAGAAATCCTGCAGGAAACCTGGGAGAGCGCTGACGAGTGGTTTTATAAAGACAGCATGCAATAAATTTCCAGTGTGGAGGGGGACTGGTGAAACAAAAAGAAGAATTATCGAGCAAAGGTTACGCGGTCATCAGATGCCACGATGGGGTTATCGTTGCAAGACTGCACTCATTTCCCGAATGTGAGCGCGCTTTGATGTACAGGCGGGGCGATGAAGTATCGTTCATACCGCTAAAGGGGGGGGAGATTGTAGGTACACCAACACTCTTTACTGCAATGCTGGAAAAAGCGGGTTATTGTTCAAAACGTCAATAGCATTGAATAGATATCAACAAGCATGAGACGCCATGTTAATCATGTCATCTCATGCTGACGCTTACGACTAGAATACGAGTTTTAGCTCATTGCTGTTTCTTGTAATGAATCTTCAGTATGAGTTTTAAGCGATTTCCTCTGAAGTTCAACTTCTTTAACAGCTAGCGCTGATTCTATCGCATTGAATGCAATTTCCCAACGTTCGACCCAAAATTGGATAGGTGTAGATTTACATTTTTCGATTAGATAGTTGTAGGCATTGGTTTTTTTTGTATCAACTAAACTAAATGACTCTACTACCCCAGCAGCATCTACAGATAGCCCCTGGCCAACGAACCATGATGGATGATCCTGCATCAGTGAGGTTATAAATGAGTCTGGAAATAAACCCTCAATCGAATGCCCACTTCTAATAGAAACGTAATCTTTATTTGCTTCAAATCTAATACCTTGGTTTCCAAAGAAACCTTGCAACGCTTTTCTTTCTTTGATGCCAGCTTCATCACCATCAAATATAGTTACAATTTGTGCTTGGTCGTATAAGAACTTATAACACCCTCTCAGAAAACCTCCTAAGGCTGAAACTCCACCAAACTCTTCTATCTGAGCAGATCTCAATAGTGGCCAATTTTGAGCATAATCATCTACAGATAAAATCTTGAGGATTTGTGATATATATAATTTGTCTGTAATTCCTTCAACGAATATAGCTGCACCAGAAAGATTGAAAAAGTCAGAAAATTTAACGCCCAAATTTTCACGTATGCTCGAAACCGCGTCAAATTTTTTAAGATGTTTCTTGTCCTTTGTTACACCGTTTTCTTTTACCAATTCAATAATTTTGGTTACGTCATTGCTTACAAATGACAGGGCATGTGTTGTTGTAACAACATATGCAACTAATTGTAATGATTCAATTATCTTTGAGCAAGAAACACCAAGAGAAGGATGTAGAAACGACTCAGGTTCCTCAATCATCCAAATTGTTTGTATCCCTTTTTCAAGTTTCTTTTTAGAAATTGATTTGAAAGCCGAGAATAATGAAAGACATTGTATCCCTGTACCTTTGCTAGATAAAGTATTTTCTACAGTGTCTTTCATCTGCAAACTGAAATTACCAAAAAGCGAATCTATTTCTTTTGGTGGTTTTATATATAATTGACAATCATGTATTCCACTATTAACCATCTCGGTGGTGATTTCTTGAGATATTTCAGATAATTTTGCTTTAATGAGTTCGATAGATGGAGCTATTGCTGATGATACTTCAGTTCTAATGTAAGGTTCTAGAAGCGTATTGTAAATGTCTTCAATGCTCTTAGAGGATGGGATATATATACAGCTAAATGACTTTAGGAGTTTATCAACAAAGATTCGTTCCTTAGAAGTATATTTGCTAGATGTAATGTCTTGCTTTCTTTTATATCCTTTAAAAACGCTATAATAGAAATTATTTTTGTTTGTTATTGTTAAGTGAACGGTTACTTCATTTTGTGGTGTTGATAGCCTAGAGTCTTCAATCATATTAAATAATTGCAGGTATCTATCTCGTAAACTTAATGTTCTTCTTCCCCTTTGTGGTTGATTCAATTCTTGTTCATCAGCGATTTCAATATCAGAGTTACCAAGCGATAAACTGTTTTCTGAAGTGTTTTCTTCAATTAAACTATCATCTTCATCGTCTGAGTCATCTTGATCTATTAAATGGTCTGATACGTCATTTAGTTCATTATCTTCAAATAAAAATTTAACAGCAAAACTAGTTTGGCCTGATTTTAGATTGTCGGGGATATCACTGTCGTAGTTATATAAGTGACTTTTATATTTTCCTTCAAAAAAAACCCTCATTGCATGTAGTAGGTTAGATTTTCCACTATTGTTTTTACCAACGATAGTTATGCCATTTAGCCCGTCAGTGGTTATTTCACCAGAGATAGAACGAAATTGTGATACTTTAAATGAAATTATTTGCATGCTAATAATCCAATATCATCATTATTAATGAACCTTTCAAGATGAATCCAAACTATAAATTGTTGGCAACTTACCGTCCATGAAGTTTTGTGTGTTTAAGGCGAAACAGGGTCATTTTTTAGAGCTTTTCTTATTAGTTTTTTAACACATTTATGCTGGGAGGGGGTAACGTCCCTTACTAGTTGTGTTATATTCCAGTTATAGGCTTGAACACCCTATACCTGCTGCGCCACTGGAGAGATACCATGGCGCAAATACCAAACCAGAATAAATCCTTACTGACCCTTCAAAGGGCCAGCAATTTTCTTTTGATGTCACTCCTGCAGGAGGCGGCATGAAGAAAAGCTGGTTCACTCACACCGGGCTGACAACCGAAGAAGCCGATGAGCTGGTGGCTCGCTATAAGTCTAAAGGTGTCCCCGTCGAGAAAAGTCTCGATATTGACCCTCGTCTTTGGATAGTCAGCGCATTACTACCTCAGCAAAAATCCTCAGCTAAGACGGCGCAAAGTATGCGTTCCCGGGCATGGGGGTGATCGTGACAGTCTACAACATCCTCCCGATGGGTAAGCCACGCATGACGCGTTCAGACAAATGGAAGAAGCGCCCTGAAGTTATGCGTTACAGGGCCTTTTGCGATCACGTCCGGTTCCTGGGCATTTGTATGCCTGAATCAAATTCACACGTTACCTTCGTTCTTCCGATGCCGAAGAGCTGGAGCAAAAAGAAGCGCACAGAGATGAACGGGCAGCCCCATCAGGGTAAACCCGATCTCGATAACCTGATGAAGTCTCTGATGGATGCGCTCTTCGAGGACGACACGCATATCTGGGATTCAAGGATAACAAAGCTCTGGGGCGAAAATGGGCAAATTATTATCAGGGAGAGCGAGTGATGCGTGCTCTTCTTCAACCTGTTATTGCGAGAGAGCTGGGTGTCGTTCTGTTGAAGCCGGGCAGAGAGCTGATGGAGTTGTTCACCTCAGGAAGAGTGTTGATCGAGCGCCAGCCTGAAAGCATGGCCGGGTGTCAAACTGGTCGTGTTTCGGATGCGCGGCAGCCACTGGCTGAAAACGAGCAGCTGCGAAGCTTCTTTTTGAATGAACAGGTTCTGGCTGCTGCTGGTGGTATAAGCGGGCTTGATTACTGGTTGCTGAAGTACGGCGGCGGCGATTGCCAATACGCTCATAGCGATTACCACTACCACGAACTAACCATCATGCACCATGAGCCAGGATCCATCCTGCTTTGTGGCTATTGCGATAATCACTTGCGAGAGCAGCGTACCGAAGCATTGGCAGAGCTGGCACGCAGAAATGTAATTGTCTTTGTTTTGGATTCTGTCCGCATTCATCTCTGCCTGGACAAAAGCCGGGAGATCTCACTTGCAGAGCTCTGCTGGTGGGCAGTTCGTAAAGAAGTTACGGATGCACTTCCAGAATCATGCGTTCGTGAAGCTCTTTGTATGCGTGAAGAAAGTCGTATTGGACGAGAAAGTGACATAATTCCCGAAGTACCGGCCACCAGCATCCTTGGGGAATTAGTTTCAGCGGTCGACCTACCTGATGCGCTGACAGAACCGCTGGTGGGCGTGATGGTGGATCCAGCGCCGCCTCAGTCTTTCATGCGTCGACCAAAGCGTCTGCGCTGGGAAAGTCGCAATTATCTGAATTGGGTGAAAACACTGCCCTGCGAATGCTGCCAGCAGCAATCAGACGACCCGCATCACTTAATCGGGTGGGGGCAGGGTGGCATGGCAACTAAAGCGCACGACATATTCTCCATTCCACTTTGCCGCAAACATCATACCGAACTGCATAACGACCGCCTGGCATTCGAGCGCAAATATGGCTCGCAGCTGGAAATGATCATTAGAGTGCTGGACCGGGCCTATGCGCTCGGCGTTCTGGCGTAAGGAGAGAACAGGATGACACCACGTCAACGCCGTAACCATATTGAAGCGCTGGGTAGAGCAGCGAGTGCGCCGCGTAAAAGCTGGCTGGGTAAAAGCATGCTTCTTACAAGTATCCAGTCGGCCTGGATTAAATCATTGCTGACAACATGGGGAGACGGGGTAAGCGGTGGAACAGCACCTCGCTTGCCTCGCGCTCATGCATGCTGGGATGTTCTTAAGGGCGGGCGATGGTCGGATAAGGCATTGTCTCGCTTTACAGCTGCACTGGAACAAGCTCGAGTAGAGGGATTCAGAGGGCTGCAGGCGTTAAATCGTGCTCACGCCATTTTGTGGCCACAGCCAGCCACCAGCATTATTGATGAAGCTATGCACGATGATGACGTTGATTTTGTCGAGCAGTCAGTGCTGCAGGCGCTTGATGTAAATGACCCGGTTTATATCGTCGGTCTGCAGTATTACACCACACGCAAAAAAATCTCAGACATTACGCGGGAGTTACAGTTGATCGCACCGTGGCTAACGGATTGGGAGGCCCGGAAACGTGTACGCTGGTGCCTGGAGATTTTTAGGGCTAAGGTCTTTTTATCTACGCGGAAACTTCTGGCTGATCAGAACTGAATTATTGTTATTTAGCTTTTCGTGCTTAATTTCGATTTAAGCATTGAAAACGAGCCAAGAATTTAGATAATTCATTCATGCTTGGCAGAGCTGCGCCGCGATGGCAGCGAACATAAGCGACAATTTAAACATAACGAGAGCCCCGCTAATCGGGGCTTTTGCTTTACGGCGATACGACAGGGGTATTCGCGAGGTGCATTGCATCAATACCCCTGTCATATCGTCGTTTCGATTAATTACATCGTTGGCTTTGCCGGAATCAACGTGCGTGTGAGAAAATCCTTCTTTTTGCTAGAAGGTCACAGCATGCTTGAATGGATCTCTGGATATGTAACTGGTGTTTTCGAGCATTACAGAGCTATGACGACGATTGTATTCGTTATAGCGATGATGAAATTGGTAGTCCCTCCTTTATTTCTGATCCTTGAAAAAATATCTGACAGATCACATAGAAAAAAACTAATTAAAATATGGACTGACGCTGGTTACAGCGACGAAGAAGCACGACTCTTTGTAGAAGCATCCGAGTCCCACCGAAAAAAACCGAAACCCAGCATCTTCTCCTTCCTAAAAAAATTACTCCGTCGAAAGGTCCGTTAAGGGCCTTTTTTATTGGCTTTAAACGCACTCGCTCATAGCGAGGTGAGAGTATGTATCGAATGGACAAAATAACTACTGGCATTTCCTACGGCGCATCGGGAGGTAGTGCCATTTACTGGTTTAGAAGACTTCTTGACGGTTACTCCCCCGAACAGTGGGCCGCTATAGGTGTGATCGGTAGTTTACTGTTCGGCTTGCTCACCTTTCTCACCAATCTCTATTTCCAAATCAAAGCGGATCGCCGCAAAGCTGCGCGGGGTGAATGATGTCGAACAAAGCAAAGCAAAGCTCAGCGCAGCAGTGCTGACGCTAATCGCGTCAGGGGCATCTGCTCCACTCATTTTCGACCAATTCATCAGCGAGAAAGAAGGCAATGCGCTGGTGGCCGTTGTTGATCCGGGTGGGGTCTGGTCTTTATGTCACGGCGTGACCGTTATCGATGGCAGGCGTGTTGTTAAAGGCATGAAGACCACTGAGGAGCAATGCCGGAAGGTTAACGCTATTGAACGCGATAAGGCATTAGCCTGGGTGGATCGCAATATCAAAGTGCCTCTGACAGAGCCGCAGAGGGTCGGTATAGCATCCTTCTGCCCGTACAACATTGGCCCCGGTAAATGCTTCCCTTCGACTTTCTATAGGCGCATCAATGCAGGTGACCGCATAGGTTCATGCGAGGCAATCCGCTGGTGGATTAAAGACGGTGGACGTGATTGCCGCCTGACTAAAGGCCAGAAGAATGGCTGTTATGGGCAGGTCGAGCGGCGCGACCAGGAAAGTGCGCTGGCATGCTGGGGGCTGGACCAATGAAAATTAATCCGGGGCTTATCGGCGTTATCGTTATTGCTGGTCTGTCAATAGCGCTCATAAAGAGTTGCGCAGATGCAACCAGCATACAGAGTGATAACGACGTTCTGAGAAATGATAATGCTTTGCAGGGGCAGGTGATCGCCACCCAGGCATTCAACTTCAGTCGATTCAATCAGGTTGCAGAACATGCTAACAGGCTTAACTCCCTGATCGACACCAGTACCGAAGAAACCGTAATCGAATACCGGGAGATTATCCGTAGTGAAAAAACCTGTGATATGCCTGTTCCTGCTGACATTGCTGGTGGGTTGCTCAAATATGCGCACCGTTTACGTTCCAGCGCATTGTACCCCGATACCGGCAGAACTGATTCAGCCAATGATCGTGCCGCTGCCGCCAGCTCGATGACGTACTGTCAGGCGGTGTTGTGGATTAAGCCGCTACTGGCCGTAATTGAGAAGGGCAACAACAACTTCGCTGGAATAAGGCAGATTGAACGGGAAAGGGAATAGTGTAAGCGGTTATGTTTAACTTGTTTTAGCGCAAGCCTCTACCCAGTTAGACTTTTTGTAGACTAATTATCTTCTAATGTTTTCTTAAGATTATCTTGCTATCATTTGATGAATGAGCATTTTAATTTAGGGTGAGAATGTGAAAGTATTAGAATATAGTGTTTTAGTAATTTTTGATAAAAACGCTGACAACACCGAACCCACCGACACACTTAAAGAATATCTTCTGGCTAGAGGGTACAAGATAGTTTCATCATTTCATGATAAACCGGACGCATATGCCTATCTTGGCATGGAAACTCAGGTCATGGCTAAGTCAGAAACTGATATTGATGGAGCCAATTTGCTTAAGAAGCGCTTGTTGCGGCTGTTCAGGAAGGTAACCATTTCGCACGGTGAGTTTCCTCATGTCTTTATGATGATTTCACTTTCTAATGCAACTACAGTTCATGTAGGAAGACGAAAGTCAGGTACGAAATGTGTTTGAAAATCAAAAAAAACCCTCAGAAAATGAGGGTTAACGGTCAAGGTGAATTCATTTTGATTATTGGTGTTGGCACAAAAGAACCGCTTAATCATAATGGCTCATTGAAATATCGCAACTAACTTTTATTTAACATTTGGTTTGATTTTAGACGATAAATTAATCCTACTTATTAATTGCATCGATTTTAAAGACTTTTTACATGTGCTGCATTATATTTTTATGTTTTTGATTAGTCACGCTGAAGTATCGATGCGTATTTATGTGATTTTGATCACTTATCGTTATGTTTGTTTTAATCCTTAAGCGATACAACCTTACAGTCTATCCAGCAAAGCCCACTAAACTATCATGGTCATTGTCAGTTGTGTAATGTATTCATCTTGTGCTAAAACTGATAACACAATTATAATGATATGAAAGTTATAGCAAAAATTGCTGTACCATTAATTTGTGGAGAGTGTTATGGATACTCTTGTAAGCCTTGCACCCATTCTCATGATACTGTTCATCAGCTTAACGATGATTTCCTATGGCTTGCGCATGGTTATATTAACTACGATTTGTGCTCTGATTATGGCTTTTTCAGGATTGCTATTCTTTTTCTAAATTGCTCAAAATTTATTCCTTGGATGAAAAGTGGGTATATCTTTTATTAATTCCACATATGTAACCTTTTTCATTGGTTTATGCCCTGTCCTCTGCTTGATCATGCTTATTCAATCCGTCGCTCTTTATAAATGGCGGTACAAGTCTTTTGCTATGGCCCTTTTTTTTATTGCTTTGACTTTAGCGATCATAGCGGCGGTGATGATATTTATTCTTATGAATCAGAGAACTATCCCGCATTAATATTTTGTGTGTAACGGGTCCTTTCCGGAAGATAGATGTGTTACGGGGCGGCGACCTCGCAGGTTCTCGCTATTTATGAAAATTTTCAGGATTTTGCCGTTTCCGTTCTTCTTCTTTATAAGTCATTGTATTTTCTGGGTATAACCAACAAAAAGAAAGGAAGTGTTAAAGCCTGGTAGTAGTCATTTTACCCGGCATGGTTTCCTTACCCTGTTTTTCGCCTGGAGTTCGTCATGGAGGTCAATAAAAAACGCCTTTCAGAGATTTTTGGTGTCAGCATCCGCACGATCCAGAACTGGCAGGATCAGGGAATGCCAGTTGTGCGAGGTGGCGGTAAAGGGAATGAAGTGCTTTATGACTCTGCCGCCGCAATTGAATGGTATTCCGCCAGGGACGCAGCGATAGAAAACGAAAAACTGCGCAAAGAGGTTGAACAGCTGAGAGTTGATTCAGAATCAGACCTCCAGCCTGGCACGATTGATTATGAGCGCCATCGGCTTACCCGAGCCCAGGCTGATGCTCAGGAACTAAAAAATGCAAAAGAGTCCGCTGAGGTGGTGGAGACCGCATTCTGCACGTTCGTGCTGTCGCGGATAGCCGGAGAAATTGCCAGTATCCTTGATGGAATACCTCTGTCGGTTCAGCGGCGCTTTCCGGAACTGGA